AAAAGAGACTGGCTGAAATCAAAGAGCAGCTGGAAAATGACGAAAACGCCGACGTAATCGCATTGGAGCAGGAAATTAACACTCTCACCGAGGAAAGAAAAGCTCTCCTGCAGGCGGCGGACAGGAGGAAGAAACTATTGGAATCCATCGCGGAAGGACGCGATGCGAAGGTGATCGACGAGTTTGAGGCTCCCAGCCAAAACGAACTCAAACGCAGAGCCGAAGAACTCTACGAGACCGGGAGAATGAGAATCAGCGCAGCCGAAGCTCGGTCCGTTTTATTATCGACCGGTACTTTGGCTAAACCTACTTCCGTTAGCGGTATTACCGAGCCGTTTAACATTATCTCCTCGATCGTTGATATGGTATATGTCGAGGACTTGACGGGTGTCGGCTCTCATAAGGTCGCCTACATGAAGTCTTGGCAAGAAGCGAAAGACAATGTTTCTCCCGGTACTGCTCCCACTACTTCGGATCCCGTATTCCGGACAGCGGCAATCAACCCGTTCCCGATGGACGTCATGACCTATGTGGCCAAGAATCTGAAAAAGCAAACGCCTCTGCAGTATGAGGAAAAGGTCAGAAGAGGGGCGTTGATTGCGCTTCGCAAGAAGATGGCAAGTTGGATCATCAACGGTAACGGATCCACACAGGCGTATGGTATCTACAATGCCGTTAACACCGAATCCGAACCCGAGGACATCTATGAAACCTACTTGGTGGCGAAAGATTACGACATCAATGAAAAGACCTTGCGTAATATTGTATTTGCCTACGGCGGAAACGAAAACGTGGTCGGCTCTGGTCCGAAATTGATCCTTAATAAGATGGACTTAATTGCGTTCGGAGATGTTAGAGGTACGAACGAAAAGAGAGCCGTATACGAAATTACTCCCGACGGTTCCAATCCCAACATCGGAGTCATTCGAGACGGCGGCTTAAGCGTTCCTTACGTTATCTGCTCCGATGTGACGGCTTTGACAGGTAGCGCCAAAACGGGATCCGCGAGAATTAAGACGATGATCTACGGCGAACCGTATGCTTACATGCTCGGACTATTCGGCGACTACGAAATCCGAGTATCCGAAGATTACAAGTTCGGTGAAGGTCTCTTAACCGTCAAAGGCGAAGTCATGGCAGGCGGTAACATCATCGCGGACAAAGGATTTATCGTTGTCACGAAGAAGTCTACCGATGATACCTAATAGGGGCGGGCATTCCGCCCCTTTTTGTTGATCCTGTAAAGGAAAGGTGGTGTCGATATGGACTTGCTATACGAAATTAAGATTGTACTTAGAATCGTCGATGACGCATACGATGAGGAGATCAGAGGGTTGATCGACGCGGCTCGCCAAGACTTATACCTCTCCGGAATATCTCAAAACAAAACACACGACAACAACGACCCGTTGGTACGCAGGGCAATCATAACTTACGTCAAAGCTCACTTCGGCTGGAACAATCCCGACGCCCAAAGGTTAAGCGACGCCTACTCCATGATTAAGACGCATCTCGCCTTGTCGAGCGAGTACAGGGGTGATTGAGATGTTGTTTAACACAACCTTAGAGTTAATCGCACAAGAGACATACGAGACGGACGACAAGGGCGACAGGGTACAGGTCAAAGTTAGACGTAAGGTATATGCCGACAAGCAATCGGTACGACAATCCGAACACTACGAGGCGGCGGCTACGGGATTACGGCCTGAGCTGATATTTGTAGTCAGGTCTATTGACTATAAAGGAGAGCCGAAGCTGGAGTATGGTGGAAAAGAATATACGATTGTACGGACCTACAATACCAAGTCCGAGCTAACGGAGCTGGTATGTCAGGGGGCGGTCAACGATGGCGAGTAATGCACCGAAACCCGTCGAGATTAAAAACGGCGAGGTGACGTTTATATCCAACGTGGACCGATGCCAATACACGATTACGGAGCTCTCCAAGATGGCATTGCGTGATGTGGCCAAGCTCCTGCGACAGCGGATCAAGGACCCGAGTAATATGCCTGAGCAAACGGGGAACTTAAAGAAAAACGTCGGCACATGGGTAAAAATCGACAAAGATACGGGTCAGCCGGTACTGCAGATAGGGGTTTACAACAAGGAACGGGCCCATAAAAAGGGTTTGAGATATGCTTTCTACGCTCCGTATTTGGAACTCGGTACGAAGAAGCACAAGCCTGTCAATAACGGCAAAGGCTTTATAAAGCACGTTGTCGAGGCAAGTATCGACGATATTCGGCGGATAGAGGGAGCGTATCTCAAGGAAATTGAGGACGAAAACAAGGCTCTTGGCTTAATCCGGGAAGGGGAGGAGATAGCGGATGATTAATTTACGTAAGCAGCTGACGACGATATTAAAGACGGTATGCCCGAGAGTCCACTATCAGGACGCCCCTGAAAATGAGACGTTGCCTTATATCGTTTACGACATTACCAGCGTCCTTCCGAACGGGGAGAATAACGATTCGGTCTTTTTGGACGTGGACATCTGGGATTCCAATGAGAAAAGCGACAACATTGAGGGTTTATTGAAAAATTTGCGAACCGCCCTCGAAGGAAGAACGATCGAAACGGAGGAATTCTCCGCCGTTATCTACGGTGCGAACGTGGTACCGATCGCCGATCCCAACACGATGATAAAGCGGCGAAGGGCGTCTTATACCATCAATATCTATGCATAGGAGGGATAATAACATATGCCTAAACTTACGACACAACAGCGTCAAAATATACTGATCGATTACGGTCTGGTCTATATAAACTGGGGCAAGGAAGGCCAACGCCGTCTTGCACCGACAAGAGGCGGTGCAACCATTACGATTACACCGACATACCGAGACATCGATTACGACGGGAGCAAGGGCAAGGAAAAGGGTATGCAGATTCTGGAATCGGTAGCGGCAACGGCAACCGTACCGCTCATGGATATGAGCATGGAAAACTTGGCTCTGCTCATGCCTTACGCAACGTTGACAGGTGACGGTATCGGCACGCCTTATAAGCTTACCGTCAAATCGTCCAATATCGGCCTTGTACAGGACTCGGCATATCTGGATAACATTACGATCTTCGGCAAGAAGCTTGGCGGCAATTATGTCAAAGTTACGCTGCACTCGGCCATGAATGAGGGCGCTTTCACCTTGACGGCTGCTCCGAAAGCCGAAGGTGTGGTCAATATGGAAATCCATGCTCACTGGGATGCCGAAGACGACACGAAGGATCTTGTCGAAATCGAGGATGTGGAAACCATCAGCGACGACAGCACACCGCCTACGGCAACCACGGTACCCGATGACGGAGCTACGTCCGTAGTGGTATCGAGCAATTTGACGGCTACGTTTAGCGAAGCCATTCGCCAAAGCGATATCCACGCGGGCAACTTTATTCTGGTCAAGGTATCGGACGGATCCGTCGTTTCGGGTGATTTATCTTACGAACCTGCAACCAAGACGGTAACGTTTGACCCGACTTCCAATCTGGAAGCGGGCACGGCTTATCTCTGGCTCATATCCAATGTAAGAGATTTGGCAGGCAACAAAATGACGCCGAAGACGGTTAATTTTACAACGGCGGCTTAACGGGGACTGACAATCCCCGTTTTCTTTTGAGGAGGTAGCGATGATAAATACTGATAAAGCGATCGATATGATCCCGTATATGGTTGACATATACGATAAATTGGACAAGGACTATCTGGACAAGAGCATCCGCACAGGCAGCGCAGAAGAAGTAGGGAAAAAGTCAATCAAGATATTGCTAAAAAATATCGATAAGTTTAAACCGGAAATATTCGGTCTAGTAGCAATTGCTCAGGACACAACGCCCGAAGAGGTGGCAAAGCAGAGCATCATTAAAACCATAAACACATTTAAAGACATCTTCGAGTCAATTTTTAAAGACAAGGAAATGTCCGATTTTTTCGGCTCGTTCGTGCAACAGGCTACTCAAGAACCCTAAACCTGTTGCATAGTAACTACGGACTGGAAAACGTCAGAGGGAAGAGTCCGAAACATCTTAAAAAGCTCCTGAAACATGCACTCGAGGAAGATACCGAAAAGTACGCATGGGACTTGTGGAAACAGGTTTATCCTCTCATGCATCTCGGTTTGGTCGAGTTTGTGTCTTTTGAAGACTACAAAAACAGAGTTGTTAATAACACACACTTATATACACACAAAACAAGCGAAGAAATCATCGACGAATTTGAACCGATCGTCGAAAAATATATGCAAGAAAGGCGGTGACGGGCTATAGAAATCTTTAGGCTCTTAGGATCGGTGTTTGTCCAAAATGAAGAAGCGAATAAAAAATTACAGGAGACCGACAAAAAGGGTAAAAGCTTAGCCGAAACATTCGGCGAAGGTATTAAAACCGTCGCCAAGTGGGGAGCCGCCATTACGGCCGGAGCTACGGCAGCCGTAACGGGACTATTTGCTCTCACCAATAAGACGGCCGAGTACGCGGACGAGATCGACAAGCTATCCGAACGTACGGGAATCAACCGAGAAGAGCTCCAGCGTTGGAAGTACGCAGCCGGGCAATCGGGAGCCGATATCGGTAAGCTGGAAGTCGGCATCAAGACGTTGTCCGGAGTGATGGACGATGCCATACGGGGCAACGAAAAAGCAATTCAAAAGTTTGCCGAGCTTGGCATCACTCTTGAAGATCTGCAGGAGAAGTCACAAGAAGATATCTTCGGCACCGTCATGAATGCCCTTGCGGACATGGAGCAAGGAGCCGTGAGAAACGCTCTCGGTGCAGATCTGCTCGGTAAATCGTATACGGAGCTGTTGCCGTTACTCAACGCAGGATCCGACGGAATGCAAGAGCTGAAAGACCGTGCGGACATGCTCGGGATTGTAATGTCCGAAGAATCGGTAAAGGCGAACGTAAAATTCGGAGACACGTTAGCGGATGTCAAATCGACTATCGGCGGTATAACGAGAGGTCTGACCGATCAGTTCTTACCGTCATTCCAAAATGCGGCGGATTGGCTCATAGAAAAATCTCCGATCATCCAAGAGATCGCCGGAAAAGCATTTGATTTTATCGGACAGGCCATCGGATGGGTATACGACAAGATAAACGACTATGTGATCCCTGCTTTTAAAAGGCTTTATGAGTGGATCGAGCCGTACATACCAAAGATTAAGGACTTCCTCGTCGATGCGTTTGATCGGGCAAAATACGCTCTCGATAAAGTCAAAGAGACACTAAACGCTCTGTACGAGTGGATAGAGCCTTACTTGCCTGACATGAGGGATATTGCCGTAGATGCGTTTGACAAGATTCGTGAGGGAGTAGAGTGGTTTATTAACGCAATACGAGACGCTACCAAGTACGTCCAAGAGCACTGGGACGTTTTTGAGCCGATTTTAACGGGTATCGCAGGCGGAGTGGCAACCTTTGCTGCGATTAAGGCGGCGATTGCCATATATAACGGCATTGTCGGTATTGCGACGACCGTAACGGGTGCGTTCGGAGCCGTTTTATCGTTTATCACTTCCCCGATTGGTGTCGTTACCCTTGCCATTGGGGCGCTGATTGCTATCGGCGTGGCGCTCTATAAAAACTGGGACGAGGTCTCCACATGGCTTAAGGAGACATGGGATAAAATCTCCGAATGGGCTCAGAATTTCGCCAAGGGTTTTACAGAGGTCTTCGAAAAAGTGAAAGAAAAAATCGTCGGCATCTGGGAAGGAATCGTAGACAAGATCAAGTCGGCCATCAACTGGGTCATTGAAGGGATTAACGGCTTTATACGAGGCATTAATAGCATCAAAATACCCGATTGGGTCCCTGCGATTGGCGGTAAGGGAATCAATATCAAGGAGATACCGTTACTTGCCGAAGGGGGAGAAATCATCCGCAGAGGTAGTGTTATCGTGGGTGAGAAAGGTCCGGAATTGCTTACTCTGGAACCCGGTGCAAAGGTTACTCCGCTCAATAATGTCGGTGGGCCCGTTAACGTCTACGTAATACTGGATGGCAAGACGATCGGTAAAGCGACAGCTCCGCATATAGCCAACGAAATCGTGGTCAAGACGGGGGTGGCTTAATGAGGGTAATAATAAGCGGTACCGAATATTTGGTAGTAAAAAACAAGACTAATATCGAGGACGCAATCGGAGAAAGATCCATTGCGTCCTTTGTCGTTATAGACATACATAGCGAGTTTACATTTACCAAAGGTATGCCTGTGACGATATATGACGACGACGACAACGATATTTATAAAGGATTTGTAAACGACGTTAAGGAGCAACGAGACGGACTTGTCTTGTATCACTCTATTGATGTTGTGGACAATCATTACTTGGCCGACAAGCGGACGATAGCGAAAGCGTATGCAAGTGAGTATGCAGGCGATATTGTCAAAGACATTATCGCGGAGAAGCTCGCCGAGGAAGACATTACCGAGGGGTGTATCGAGCAAGGCCCTGTGATTACCGAGGCGGTTTTTAACTATGTAAGCTGTGCTGACGCCATATCCGAGTTGGCGGATAAAGCAGGGTTTTGGTGGAAGATCGATCGCGATAGGCAACTTCATTTTCGGGCAAAGACAAGTGTCGATTCGCCGTTTGATGTAACCCCAAAAGATTTTATCGGGAAACCACGAGTAACGATCGAAAACAACAGTTATCGAAACACGCAGATCATCCGCGGATCCAAAGATCTGACGGATGTGTTGACCGAGTATAAGACGGGAGACGGCCAGAATAAAACGTTCACCGTCGGCTTTCCGATCGCAAAGGTTCCGACTATCACTCTCAACGATGTACCGCAGACGGTGGGAATTAAAGGCCTTGAAAGCGGCAAAGACTGGTACTGGAATAAGGGAGACCCCGTCATTACGCAGGACAACGACGCTACTCCTTTGGAACCAACGGATACGCTCAAGATTGAGTACCAAGGAGAGTATGACATTATCGTCTTTGTTAATGACTTGGCAGAGATTGCCCAACGAGCCGATATCGAAGAAACTTCAGGTATCGTAGAACACGTGGAAGATCAGCCAAATATTACGTCTTTAGGAGCAGCATTTGAAGTAGCCAATAAGCTCCTCGAACAAAACAAAGGCGTCAATAAAAAGATCCAATTTGCGACATATAAGCCTGGACTACAGGCAGGTCAGCTTTTGACCGTAACGGTGCCTTATCATAAGTTATTCGGCGAAAAATTCCTCATTACGATGGTTACCGCAACACGAGACGGTAACCGTTTTATATATGACATAACTGCAGTTCAAGGACCCGGCTATAAGCCTTGGCAAGAGCTCTTCGCAAACATGTTCAAGAAACCGGAGAAGCTTCTAGTCCGAAAAGGCATCCAAGAACAGCAGATCCTTGTCACCGTGGAAGACTTCGAGCGAACGTGGGAAGAAACGGACCATCCGAACATCTTCAAAGAGGTGTACGCTTCCGAGAATCTCTTTCCATCGGAAGATCTTTACCCGATGTTTGAACCTTCGGATAGAGTCAAATATGTCGCATGGTTTAACGGTGGGACGGAGCTGGGGCGTAAGCAGGTCACAAAGACTGTTGCCACAGATGGACAGATCGATACAATCACATACTTGGCATCCTATGAAGCCAATACGACGATTACACACCTTGGATTTATCGGCGGGTGGCGTGCTACTGCAGAAATCGGAACAGGGATTTTGACGGATCTGCAGGCCTTCGACAAGACCAAGACACAGCTTGAAAGTATCCAGATCAATAAGACGGATATTCGCGATTTTACGCCCGATGAGGGCGATTTTGCTATTACGGCGGAGTACATGCAGTATTTGGACGACCTTATTACGGAACTGGAGGAGATGGCGGCATGAACTGGGATGAAAATACACCGTTGAGTCCTGATAATCTCAACGATTTAGAGAGCAGAATAACGGCTGCGTTGGCAGATGTATCGACCGGGAAAGACAATATCTATAACGCATTAGTGTCCAAGGGTATTATTCCCGGTACAAAGGCATTTGCGGATCTGGTGGCTGCCATCAACAGCATAGCGGTCATCGGAGACCAGAGCGCAACCCTTAAGATTACGGGAGCAGGTAAGCCATCGAAGATTATACCCGCCGGTCTTACGACAGGCGGCACGATTACCGCCGAGTTGGATACGACCTTGGCGCAATACATCCTTAACACCCAGACAATCGGGGGCGTGCAGGGCACGTTAATCCAAGGCAGGCAAGTGGCCAGCGGTACTGGCAGCTTGACACAGGTTAACGCTTATACGGCTCAACTCGTAGTAACGGGATTGGCATTTACGCCGACGGAACTCTATCTTAAGGGAACGTTACGGGCTAGATACAGCGACAGTGTGTACCCTGAGTTTAACTATCAAAACCATATG